CCCGAGGTGCCCTATTCTTACTGTACTGGTAGTGTAACCCCAGTAACAGCTGACTCAGGTACCCATCTACGGAAGATTGTTAAGTCTCCTGTAGAGTCACCAACGATGCGCGGTTTCTCCGGCTTCATCCAATGCCATCTTAGGCATGCATGATCGTCATTAGGAAGGGCCAGACTATCGGAATGTTTCCCGAATGTGTCGACTCTATACTCATGACACTGGAGGTCCGCATTGTACCTGCGTCGAGGCATATTACACCTAAAAAGCCTCATTAACAAACCGCAGTCCCATCTTCGGCGAAAGCCGATCAGGGGTGAATCCGGGTGAACGTACGGAATTTTCTTCCATACGTGCAGCAGGTTTTCACGTACAAACTTTGCAGCACTGCTAAAACCCCCATTGAACAGGAGCTCTTCAGTGGCAAGCAGCGAAACTAGTGTTTCGGCATTGTTGGTTCTAGGTGTACGTCTGACGTACACGGGAGTAATATCCACGCCATTGTAGGCGTGTATGCCGCACGATTCTCTAAAATGTGACCGATGAAAGCTCTTGGTTAAATTGAGCTTCATGCCGAACTTCGGCAGGTCGGCCATGATGGGTTCGTACAGGTCCGCGGGGACGACTAAGTCATCACCGTAAACCAGCACATCATCCATCAAGTCTCGGCGGCGCTTCTTGTGTACCTTTGCAATGGCGCTGATCAGATAAAAATGTATCAGTGACATCACTGGAAAACACAAGCCGGAACCCATCGGTGCGTACTTATGCACAAACAATGGGTCACTACTGGATGACTCCCGTGGTGGAATAATCCACCTTGTCGAGAGTGCCATTAAAGGCTCGTACAGAGGCACGTCCTGGAATATCCAGGCAACAAGATCTCTAGAGATCCTGTCAGAAGCTTCCGACATATCCATAGTGCAAGTCCTACGATCAAACGAACCCTTGAGCGCTGCTTTAGCGTTTACGGTTTGATCCTGTATCCTAATATGTTGCTTAAGGTAACAGGTATCGATCTTTCGTCTGATCGCTGCTGCGACAGCTTGTTGCAGCACTTGTGTTTCATTTTCCTCGGCACATATACCACGCGCCTTGCCCACTGTTTTCGGGACAAAAATAAAACGGGCGTGCGGTTCACTAACTGAATGTTTATGTAAATTCAGGAGGTGTCGAGCTGACATAACAGCGTGCCAAGGAGTGATATAAAACCACTCTTGGTAGTTAAGCACGTTGTCGTGTCTACGATAAAGGACCTTCGGCTCGTATCGAAGGTTCTTGTTGAGGGGTGTAGCCGTCGCACCAGGACCAGGCCTAGGCAAGAAGTACTCACTGTCTATGGTTAGGTCTTGGAAATCGCGAGTTGCTAAACGCCTAGCTTCTTCAAGTATTTCAAAGGAACTAGGTTCAAACAGGTTTATATGTTCTAATAACCTGTCCACCTCAACGAACTCATCAAATTGCTTTGCGAGTTTATCGGGTTTGTAGGGGCCCTTAAGTTTCTTAAAGGCAACTGAGAAGCTATATAAGCATTTCAGTCCTGTAGCCCTAGTAGCCATGTCGGTATCCTGTGATATTGCATCGAATATCCCACGTAGAAATACTGGGTAGTTCGACCCGCGTTGTAACTTAAATTGCGGGAAGGCAATACGTCTTTCTTCCAACGCCTCTAAGGCACCGGAAATGAGACCAGGTAATACCAAAGTAGCAAAACTCAGTCCTTCGTTATCAAGGCGCTTCTTCAGCGTCTCGATATCTTTGGATAAGTCTGCAGCTTTATACATGGGCAGGAGGTTGTAAGCATCAACAAGGAGATTTTCTAGGTAGCGCATTACAAAGCTACCATCTTGTTGATGTTGACGGATGTCACTTTGGCTTTTCAGGTTACCCATTTGGGTCGGCCTCCAGCCAATGTCACCCCCCTAAACTCAGCATACTGTAGAAAGGCGGACCGAAGTCCGCCCCACTAGCTACCAAATTACGATAGCGTCCAGTATGTCCTTAACGAGGGCTACGAGCCTCTCCCAATTGAGCATGATCCAATCCATCAGATCAGGCCCCGGGTGAAGTTCGTAGAGAATGTCGTATCGCCTATCAGGGCACGCAGCGACTCAAGTACTTCATGTACCTGGGCCAGGGTGTGCTCTTTATTAGATACGACACTCATGTTGACGGTAATCCCTTTGAGGGACTCATCAACAACCGGGAAATCGTAACGCAGCGAAATAAGTCGACGATTAATTGTCGGCCCTTCGGTGTGTTTTATAACGATTTTTTGATTATAACCGGTCCCGTCTGAATCGAGGCTTTCGTCGCCAACCCATTCACCGGCATAACTGCCGTTGGGTGCAGGCACCTGAGCTTTAAATTCGAAGGAATGCGTGCTGCTACAAGAGCATGCAGGCTGAGCGTCCGAGTTAGTAAAAGTCGGATCTGTTGGGAATAAAGGCATTGGTCTTTCCTTATATTTATAAATTCCGTATCGTGGAAGTATTAACGCTGCGGGATGCAGGAGAGTCAATGTTACATGAAGCAACGCGCCAATGCCGCCATATTCAGCCAGTGACCACTTGATACCTTTGATCTTACGATCGGTATGTAGGTGCCCATGCTGGGTTGGCAAACGACGCGCTTGTAGGATTTTCGTTCCGTACCGGCTAAGAATCGACCGGCTGTGAATCCCTGACCGTAGTATTGGCCATTGATCACTAACGCAACGATATCGTCCGTATCCGAAGTATATACACCGTCGGTATAATGTACAAGCCGACTTTCGGAATACTCATGACGGGTGACATCAACATTTTTGTCGACATCCATAGCATGAAGCGACTGACCGATCTTGACGAAGTAGTCAAGTAAGAAGCTAAGTGGTATCATATTCCACAAAACCTCACCGGTCATTTGTAATCCCCAATACTTCATAAAAGCTTCGACTGGCGGCCTCGCGCGATACTCGTAAGAGTACCGCATGGTCGCTGTCATGCTCTTTCGCCCTTGACTACCAACCGAGTACAGGTCCTCCATAAATGTGGAGGAACCTATGCTTGTACGGTTGTCGGACGAGAAGTCTATTTCCGTGTAGTGGGACACCTGAGGTGTCTTGCCAAAATCTGTAAACTCATTTTGAGCTTGCAGCACGGTACGCACCAGGTTCTCCATTATCGCAGAAAAATCCGATAACAGAGGCTGGACGGCCATCTGGTTTGTTAGATGTGCCGATGCGAGGGGACCGCTGGGTTCTAGTGTCGAGAAAGGACGCTCGCGCAAATTGCGCCGAAGGGACAAGATGTCCTTCAAGAGCTTCTTCCTCTTAGCAGCACTCATTAGTGCCGCAAGAGCTTTGGCCACGTTTTTGAAGTCTTTCAGCTCGTAAATGAAGTTCAGAGCTGAAATTTTACCTTCGAAACGCGGCCTCATCTCCCACCAGGCCCGATTTGAGAAGAGCCTCGGATCAATCGAAAACTTGCAATTACCAAAAGTACCATTATAGCTCGGTGAGGCATCGATGCGATGGTACCAGTATGACGATAAAACGTCTCTCTGGTACTTCCATCTTGCGACCAACGAGTAGGGGAGATTTACTCCTCTGGTAAGGTAATGCTTGCAATCGTTAAACCGGGGGAACGGCCATTCGGTCGTTGCGTGGAACTCGTAGCCGGAAAT